ACCGATGAAGGTCGCCGTCGGCATCAGAGAATCTGGCCGATCAGGCAGCACTGCATGTTGCCGGCAGCAAACGTCGCCGACGCCGTCACCACCGTCACCTGAACCACGGTCGGCTTGGCGAACCACAGCGGCGTCGGCAGCAGCAGAGGCCGATAGGGGCCGCCAGCATGGATGTTGGTCACAGCGGCGCCCTGCAGCGTGCCGGAGTTGACGAACCCAGCCGACGAGGCCGAGTAGCCGCTATCGGTGAAGGTCTGTCCCCACGGCGTCGTCACAGTTTCCGCCGCCGCCGTACCGTTGGCGGCCCAGCCGAGATCCATGTCCAGGGTCTCGGTGGCGTTGGTGTCCATGTCGGACGCCAGGAACCAGCCACCGAGGACGAGGAAGCCGGCGCCCGCGTCGGGCGTCCGGCACATTTCGAAGACGTCGGCCGCCGTCGGGTTGGCGGTGACGTTGTAGTGGCCCCAGCAGGCCACCAAGGAGGCGGTGAGGCCGAAGCCCTGCGCCGGGTAAGAGCGCGAACCGCGCGTTGCCGTCGTCGTTGCCATGGTCAGTCGCTCCCAGGATCAGGTATCGGCCGAGGCCGAGAAGTAGCAGGTCATCATGCCGAGATCCTTGCGGGTCCCGGAGCCGTTGTTCCAGCTGAGCTTCTTGATGCCGTGGGCGAGCTCGATGCCGACGCCATTGAAGAAGCCATAGTCGCCGTCCTCCTTCAGCGTCGGCGTCGGCGCCGCCTTGTTGACGAAGGCGAGGGCCTGCGTACCGCAGAGGAAGTTGGCGCCGACGTCAGAGGACGAGGCGCCGACGCCGACCAGCGTCGTCTCGGCGTTGACCGACGTCGTGTGATTGCCGAACTCCAGCTCCGGGATCTCGCGGAAGATGATGCCGGAGTAGATGATGTCGCCGTCCTGGAAGATCGGGTTCGAGCCGACCTCCCTCGGCCGCGCGTCGCGGTTGGCCGCGGCGATGGTCGCGTCCTTCTTGAGGTCGCGGAAGCAGCGCGGGTGCGTGAAGCAGACGTAGTACTCGCGCCCCTCGGTACCTGTCTTGAATGGCGTGATGCGCGGATAGGCGCCGCGGATGCGCCGCTTCATCAGGTGCACGCTGTCGGCGGTCAGCTTGTCGTTGGTGGTGTCGACGTTGGCCAGCGCCGCCGAGTGATCATTGGCCGAGTGGTTGGAGATGGCGTTGCCGAACAGCACGCGATCCGAGTTGGCCGCCACCCAGGCGTCTTTGACCGCCTCGGAGGCCGCCGAGTACTTCACACCGGCCGAGGTGCCGGTGTAGAGCGAGTGGAACTGCTCGATCAGCTGATACTTGATCAGATCAGCCGACCACTGGCGCAGCAGCGGGCGCTTGGTGGCCAAGAGGTCGACCGGCGTGCGGTCGCGGTCGCGCTTCGAGGTCTCGATGGCGTTGCGGTAGTACTCCCAGCCTACGAACTCGTAGTACTGGTCCATCAGCTCCTCGTTGCCGGAGAGGCGCTGGTTGCCGGTGACGCCCGCCGCCTTGAGGTTGAGGACCAGCGGAACGCGAATGCTGTCGCCCTCGGCCTTAAGGTCGTTGACGACCCGGATGATGTCCATCTCGGACGTGCCCATGTAAGGCTTGAAGCCGGAATCGCGGGCCGATTCCATGATGAACTCGCGCTGCCATTTGACCAGCTCGAGCCCGGAGAGTACCCCCGTCGTCGCCATTGCCGTCTATCCTTGCTCTATCGCCGCCGGAACGCGTCGTCCATGGCGGTCTCTGCAGTCATGTGCGCCCCCTGCGTCCCGGCCTGGGTGCCGTCGGCCAGGGTGCCGGGGAAGCGCTGCGGTTGTGGTGAACCGGGGCCGCGAAACGTCTGGCCCGCCTTCATCTCCTCGAGGATCTCGGCCTTCATCTTGTCGCGCTCGGATTTCCGCCAAGCGTCGACGTCGGGACCGATGGTCGACAGCGTCGTCACCTGCCGGTGCCAGTCCATCAGCGCACCGAACGGGTCGGCGGCGTACTGGAACTGGGCGGCGATGCCGGCCTGCTTGGCAGCGTTCAGAGCCGCGTTGACCTTCTCGTCTCCGTGCTGCCGGCGGGCCGAGGCCTCCGACATCGCGACGACGCGATCTATGGTGCGCTGCTCAATCTGCTTCTCGAGGTAGCTGAGCGCCCCTTCCGGGTCTTGAAAGATGTCCGGGCGGGGCTGAGACTTGGGCTGCTCCTGGGTCCTCGGCTGCGCGCGCTGCATCGCCTCGAGATAGCGCTGTTCCCTCTGCTCGGCCTCCTTGCGGAAGGACTCGAGCTGCTGGGCTAGCTCTTTCCGTCGGGCGCGCTCCTCGCGCAGGTCTTCCAGCATGGTCCGCTTCGGCGGCTGACTGTCTTCGACGGGTGCGGCACCGGGCGCAGGCTGTTCCTGCGGCTGCGGCGGGGGCTCTGCCGTGGCCGGAGCTGCCTCGGGGGCAGATTTGACCGGCTCTTGAGAGAATGCACCGTCAAGGGCGGACTCGAGGTCCGCGTCATCGCGCGTCATGGATATGCTCCGCTATATCGTTGCTGGTCACGAACACCGGGATACGCTCCCGGCCGGCGAACCCCTGGCTTGTTACGCCCCCAGGGCGGGCGAGCTGGTGTCGTTGGCAGCCGGACCAATGCCCATGGCTGACATCGGCCGCGGCTGAAGATGCGCGAGTTGGGCCCGAAGACCCTTCTCCATGGCATTGGCTCGGTTCAGATCGGCCTTGCTTTCGGTCTCGCCGATCTGGGCCTCGCCCATCCGAACCTTCTGCTCCATCGCGATTTGGTCGGCAGGGTTCGGCGGCGGAGGAGCCATCGCCTTGTCCATCATCTCGATCAGGCGATCCTTGTTCGGGGCTCCCGAAAGCTCGATCATCACCTTGCCGAGCGGACCCATGGCCGCGTCTCCGAGCTGCGTCAGGTTCTGCAACAGCTCGTCCTGCATGGTGATGACGTCTGGTCCCTCCTCCATGATGATGTCGACGTCTATTGCGCCCACGTTGTTGACCACCTGAGGAAGCCCTGTCATCGGGTTGGCTTGGACCTGATTGAGACCGAGGAACTGCGGGGCGTCCGGGTTGTCGGTGATGCGCACGTATCTCTCACCCGTCCAGGCCTGACGGATGCGCGACCAGACGGCGCGATAGACGCGCAGCTTCCAATCCCGGAGGCGATCGAGCACCGGAGCGAGCTCGGTGATCCCGCTGTCGCGCTGCGTCAGGAGCGCCCGTCCCGAAGCGTTTGCGACGCCCTGGCCCTTTCCGACGAGGCCAGGGTTGGCGCCCATGTTCTCGAGTTCGGCCTTGGCCTCCATCAGCAGTTCGGCCTGGCCCTGCATCTGGGCCGTTTCCTCGATGGTGCCTATATCGTCGCCCCAGGTGCCGTTATGCTCGACGATGCCGTCCGGCTTGGCGATCTCCTTGCGGAAGGACTCGACGTCGTCAACAATGCCCGTCCGCATGTGGATTTTACGGGTGTTCAGCAGGTGCAGGAACTTCGACCGGCGATGGTTGATCTCGTCCTGGATCGGGATCATGTCCCGGCTCAGCCCGTAACGGTCCCCGCGCTCATCGATGTAGCAGGTCCACGCCTTGTATGGGCAGTCCGTCTCTCCATCCTCGTCGACATACGGCGATGGGCCGCCTTCCAGCTCGGTGTTTCCCGTGAAAAAGCAGTATGTCCACTGATCGCCTTGTGGCGTAGCGACCTTCTCCCACAACTCCACGATGCGGACGCGGCGGGCTTCCATGTCGCCCCACTGCGTGTCACGATCAGATTCGATGGTCCATAGGCTGTCGCCGCGGTCCATCGTCTCCTGCAGGACATCCGCCTTGTCCGGCCACTGCGCCTTGGCGTCGTCGAGGTCGTACCAGAGATGCATGCCCATATAGCGGGCATCCGAGAAATCAGGCTCGACCGAGCGCGGATCGTAGAAAAACCGATCCTGCTGAACAGCGCGGATCTTGACGTCGGGACCTCGCGAGGATCCCTTGATGCCGACCCAGACCACACCAACACCGACGATATAGCCGTCTCCGGCAGACGTTGAGGCCAGAGCTTCCCACCGGCAGACGTCGGTCACGAAGCGGATGGACGCGGTCGCCACGTCGGCCGCCGGCTGATCGCCAGGGTTCCGAGGATACGCCTTCGGGTCGCGGCGCTGTCGGCTTTCCACGCCGACCATGAAGTCGATCTTCTTGCGCACGCGGTTCGATGTGATCGGCGGCTGCTTGCGCTTCTTGAACGTCTCGAGCTCGGCGTCGGTCCACTGCCGGCCGTGGTAGTACTTGCGCGCCGTGCGCTGCTCTGTGATCTCGCGCTGCTTGTTCTGCTCGAAGTTGCGGAACATGCGGCGCTTGCGGGCCAGCTCTCCCCCAAGGCTATCCCTGGCGTCGCCGACGTTGGATTTCTGGTCCGCGATGTAGTCGGCCATCAGACGGTGCGCCAATCGTCACTGCCCTGCGATGAACTCACGCCGGCATAGTCTCTCCGAGCTCGAGACGGGTCGGTTCTGGCAACGCGGGCCGGCACAAGCTCATCGAGCATGCGGCCGATCAGACCGAAGGCATCGACCTGGTCGTCGTGTTTTCCGGCGGGGAACGTCAGAACCTCACTCGTGAACGGTTCGAGCCACGCCGCCTTCGCCGGCAGATAGACGCGACCGCACGCCGCCCGCGCCTGCATGGAGCGGGACCGCGTCGGCTTGTCTGATGTCGACGCCACCTGCTCGCGGCGGCAATACGTGCGTTCCTCGCGCATCCTCTTTTCCAGAAACGGCCCGATCGACTTGATGATCTGCCCTTGCTCCTCGACCCACATCAGCGGCTTGCGCTGCCTGACGATGTCCAGCCAGGCCTGCACCCACTTGTCCGGCGTGGCCTGCGCTCTCCAGACATCGAGAACGTAGATGTTGTCATCCGGATCGACGCCAACGACGACGTGAACCGTGTAGTCGCCGCCGTTGTCGGTCACGGCGTAGTCGCTCGCCCCGTAGATCCGAAGATGCTTGGGCTCGGTCTCATACGAGCGGAACCACTCACGCTTGTAATAGGCGCCTTCATCGGGCGCCGGCCGCTGCTGGTAAAGCGCGGCCCAATCACGGGGAGGAAGAACGCTGCGATAGCGCTCTAGAACCTCCTTCGGATACCATTCCGGCCAGAGGGCAGATCCATCCTCCCTGAGCGCTGGAAGCTCGAGGATCGTCCACTTGTCACCACCGCGGGACTGCTCAGCCAGAAGGCGCCCGGTCAGATCGTCCTCATGCCAGCGCGTCTGAATGACCACGACGCGGCCACCTGGCGCGAGACGGGTGTAGGCAGTCGACGTGTACCAGTCCCACACCTTGTTGCGCTGAACCTCGCTATCCGCTTCCTCGCGGTCCTTGAGCGGGTCGTCGATCAGCAGAATGTCGGCGCCGCGTCCTGTGATCGCGGTTCCAACACCAGCAGCGACATACGATCCGCCTGCTTTGGTATTCCAGCGGTTCGCTGCTCGGCTGTCCTCGGCGAGAGAGGTCTTGAACAGGCGCCCATACTCAGGACTGGCAACCACGTTTCGGACCTGCCTTCCGAAGTCGCTGGCGAGGTCTGAATTATAGCTCGCGGCTATCACGCTCTTAGCAGGGTGGCGCCCTAGGAACCATGCCGGAAACCGTCTCGACGCCAACTCAGACTTTCCGTGCCGCGGTGGCATGTTGATCATGAGCCGGTCGATCTCGCCGCGTTCTACGGCTTCGAGCTTCTCGGCGATCAGCATGTGGTGCGCCGC